ACTATCTACTGCCGAAGCGGAAAATAAGGACATTGACAAATCAAGACTGCGATATTTAGAGCAAAGGGACGAGGCGGCAAAAGAAGTTAAGGCTGAAAAGAAAATTGAAGAAGCAAAAATAGTAGCCGATGCAAAAGAAAGTTCTAAAGGAGGCGATGGAGAGGATGCAAAACCCGAAGCCGAAACAGGAGCCGAAAATATTGCCGAAGGTGGAAAAGAAGAACCTACTGTTGAGGATATTAAGCAACTTAATGCGGTGCATAAAAATCTAACACAACAATATGTAGCAAAGAAAGTTGAATTAGCCAAACAAGGAATACGTGGAGAAGAAGCAAACAACCATCCCGATATAGTTGAACTAAATTCTCAAATGGAGAAGATAGAGAAGTTTTTTAAGCCCACTAATGAAGGTGGAAAAGAAGAACCTGTTTTTGACCACTCTAAAAAGACTGATGCTGATGTTGAGAATAGAATGACAGAAATAAGTAGTAAGAATCCAAAATTTGATAGCCCAGAACAAGCGGAGTTTAATTCTTTAGAAAAAGAAATGGAGAAACGTGAGCGCAATAGCGTTTTTGGTGTTCCATTAGAAAAGGCATCGGAAGCGATTGATGCTTTGATGAAGAAAGAAAAGGATATGCCGAATGGATGGGGCGCGTTTATTGAAAAGCGCGATGCAAGAGAATCGAAAGAAGTAATTAAAAAATATAGCAACCCAAGCGAATTAACTGATGCCGAATTGAAGAAGGATTTTAAAGATGCCATGTTTGGAAATCCAGATACATGGTATGCAGATGGGTTAAAGTTAAGGGAATCTTTAAATGAAGCATCAAGGAGGGGCATTGACACAAAAGAATTGGTTGCTGAAATTGAAAAAGATTTTATTGCTGACGGGTATAGTAAAGAAAACGCCCATGACCTTGTTGCGAGAAAATTAAGGTCTATTGTTAAAGAAGAAGTGGTGGCAGAGGTTGTTGAGCCTAAAGTGCAAAGTAATATAGCGGTAGAAGAAAAACCTTTTTACGGGGATATAATTTCCGATAGCATAAATGGAGTTTCTTATGATGGAAGGGAGCTTAATGTAAACCCAAAAACAAATGAACTTCTCCCTTTTGGGAAAGGATTTTCTTTTGGTGATGTAAGTAAAGATTCTTTCAGAAATACAGGATTTAGAAATATACTGAAAAGCGCATTAAGTAAGTATAAGGTTATCTATTCATTGACTGGCGCTAGCGAAGATGTTGTTAGGGTAGCCAAAAAACTAATTGGTAATGATGCCATTATTAGGGAATTTGAACAAGGTAGTGAAAAATATTATGCCTTAATTAGCACTGCAAAAGAAACCAAACCCGAAGATAGTATGCTTTCGGAAGGTGAAAGTAAACCAATTACAAGCCCCGAAATAGAGGCGAAGAAAGCTAAGTTGAAAGCGATTAAGGAGGCGAAGAAACCTGTTGAAGAAAAGCCAATCATATCAGCAAAGAAATTTGTAAAAGAAAACAAGAAGACAAATAAGAAAGGCAATGTTACCGCATTAAGAGAAGGCAAGGCTTATAAAGAAGCAATGAGAGGATTTGAGCCGTCTAGTATCAGAGAACTTATTATGCAAGTATTTGCAGGTCGTCCGGCACTAAAAACAGAATCATTCTTACGTGAAATCACAAAGAATCCAAGTGAGGCGGAGATAATGAAATGGGCGCACGATAAGAACGGGATGGGGATGGATGAGTTGTCTATTCAGATTTCAGAAATATGGAACGATAGCCATGGCGGAGATATAAGCACAAGGGATATTCGGAATGAAATAATTGACGTATTAGGCAGTTATAAGAGCCGTAATGATATGCGGTCAGACTTGATTAAAGCCAATGAAGAACAGCAGTTTATTGCAGAAAACGGCACGACTAAAGAAGAATTAAGGAGAGCAGAACAATACGCGGAAGCAGATGAGTTGGCTGAAACTGTTACGAAAGAAAAGATTGACGAAGAAGTTGCCGATACTATTGACGAAAGCGTTGACCAATTAACCGACAAAGAAGCGCAGGATGAGGTTGATAAATTAATTGCTAAATTCACCGATGATAAAGGAAATATAGATTGGGATGCTTTACACAAAGAGGATTCTACATTCAATACCGATATTCTTTCAATGCCGGAAAAGGCGCAAGAACTTCTAACACAGAAAATAAATGAAAGCAGAGGAACTAAAAAAGATGCCACCAAAGAAAGCATTGAGCCTGATACTGAAAGTAAGGGCGGGACTAACATTGAAGCAGGCAAAAGCAGTGAAGTCGCTCAAAAAGAATTAGCACTCAAAAAGCAGGAATTAGCTGAAGCCGAAAGCGATTACAACAAAGCTAACAAGGCACTCACATCAGACTTAGCGAGTAAGCAAAGCGTTATGTTTGGAGGTAAAGAACAGAAAATGTTCGATGATACCGCAGACATGAAAACGCGCGTTGATGCGCTAAAGAAAAAGGTAGCTCGTTTACAGGGGGAAGTTGACATTTTGCAGAATTTGGTAGATGAAAATTTGCCAGGTCAGCAGAAGATGGCTTTGAAGGGCGACCTGCAAAAAGCCAAAGACGCAGTTGCCGAAGCAAAGAAAAAATCAATCGACACTAAATCTGATGGCGATAAGTTAGGTGCAAGAAACGATCCGTTTGAACAAGCCAAAAGAGAAGCCGAAGCAGACAGAGAATTATTTGATGCCTATGTTGATTTAGCCAAGGAATACGTAAAGTATGGCGTAAAGACTGTTGAGGACTTTGCAAAGCAGTTAGGTGAAGAAGTAACTGATGTAATAAAAAGAGCGTGGGAAAGTGCTAATGGCGATATTATTCCGAATGATTTAGGCGATGGAGTTAAAAAGACAATCGTAACCAAAAGGGCGTATGAAGGCGAATTTAGAGAAGGTGTAAAAAAGGAATTGGAAAAGATTGGACTTACAAGAGAAATTGAAAGTCAGGCAGAAGCAAAAGCGAAGGCTATCCAGTTCGTTGATTCAGTTGGTGAGGAAACCGCATTGGAGGCTGTAAGGAATAACGATGTATCAGATGCTTCCGGTGCTTACGTGTGGAATGAACTCATCGAAAGGAACGAAAAGAAGATACTAACCGAGAAGGACCCTGAACGAATAGTCGAATTAGAAGCTGAACAGGCGCGTTTAATTGAAGAATTTGGAGTAAAGGCTACATCGGGTGGTAGATTCGCTGCGGCATTGGGCGACATTTACGAAAAGTCGGACCTTGGATATAATCTGCAAAAGAAAATATCGGAATACAAGGAGCAGAACGGAGGTGTAATCCCCGAAGAAGTTGAAGCAAGATTCAGAGAATACGATAAGCAGCTTAAAGACATAAAAACAAGGCTTGCAGAAGCGGAGCAAAGGGCAAAAGAGGCGGAAGAGAAAACTGCCATTCAGGATATACAGGAATCAATCGCGCGTGAAAAGAAAGCAAGAAAAACATACACACAAAAAGCAAAATCTGTCGCTAACGATATACGTAAACTAAAGAACAAGCCTTTCCAGTTTAAAGACGAAAAAGGGAATCTAATAGACGTTACGACATTAGGAGTTACATGGAATGATATTGTAGAAACTGTTGCAAAAGCAGTTGAGGCGGGAGGTAAATTAGCTGACGCAATTGATAAAACATTAAGCAAGGTTGATTGGTATAATAATTTCACAGAGAAAGATAAGCAGGCATTTAAAAAACAATTAGCGGCTCATCTTGCTAAACCCGAAATTGCAACTTCCGAAGGAAAGATAAAGATTCCACATTCGGCTATCCGCGATTTTGTTGAGAGCGGGATAGATAACATCAATGACCTGACAAAAGCAGTTTTAGATGTAGTAAAAGAAACTAACCCAGATGCTACGGAGCGCGAAGTAAGGGATGCGATTACCGGCTATGGGAAAACTACAAATCTAAACCAAGATGAAATTGCTGTTCAAATTAGAAAAATTAACAGAGCCGGAAAAATAATCTCATCACTTGAGGACATTGCCAAAAAGAAACGTCCTTTAAAAAGTGGCGCACAGAGGGATAAATTAGACGTTGAAGAAAGGGCTATGCGCAAGCAATTACGTGAGGCTATGAAAGGGCTTCCATTAGACGAAGGCGCATTGGAAGAGCAGTTAAGGACACAACTTGACGCATCTAAGCAAAGGGTTCTGAATCAGATTGAGGACCTAGAAAGAGAAATCAACAACGGAGAATTAGTTCCTAAAGACGCAAGAACAGTAAAAGAAGATGCTGAATTAAAATCACTGAAAGAAAAACGCGATGCACTTAAAAAGGAGCATGACGCTATTTTTAAGGACGAATCATTTAAGGAGGCGCGAAGATTAGAGTTGACCAAGAAAGCCAATGAACGCAGGCTTGAAGAGTTAAAAAAGAAACTGAAAGAAGGTGATTTTAGCAAGAAAACAAGAAAGCCTTTAATAGCCGATGATGAGTTGATTAAACTGAAGGCTGAAAAGTTAAGGATACAGGAGCAATACGATGTTGAGTTTTATAAGAACAAATTAGCCAACAGAACAAAGGCTGAACAAGTAAAGGACGGTATTTGGGAATTATGGTCATTGCCAAGAGCCTTGATGGCTACCGGTGAGTGGTCATTCGTAGGGGTTCAAGGCTTAAAACTTTCACTATCGCATCCACAATATGCAGCACAGGCGTTTAAAAATGCTTGGAACTCCATGTTGAGCGAAAACAATACTGCAAAATTCCTTAACGGTATCAAATCGCAAGAATGGTATCCTACCCTCAAAAACTCAAAACTATCCTTAACCGAACCACACGCGGAAGTAACGGCAAGGGAAGAAACATTTAACAGTAGTTGGAGTAATCTTGTTTGGAACCTGATAGGATACCCTACAAAATACGTGAGCAATTCGGCTTATGAGAAATGGATTGCAGCGAACCCAATGAAGGCGCTTGAAAGGGCTTCGGTAGGTTATCTTGATACCATGCGAGTTTTGCGGTTTTTGGATGGTGTGGAAACGCTACGTGAGCAGGGAAAGACTTTTGAGAATAGTCCACAAGATTATAAGGACGTAGCGGATATGGTAAATACGCTTACAGGACGGGCATCTTTGGGACCTGCCGAACAAATTGCCGAACCGCTATCTAAATTGTTCTTCTCACCAAGAAACTGGGCATCTGCTTTCAAAACAGGAACGCCTTATGCTTTTTATCACTTTGGGAAAATGACACCTACCGCAAGAAAGATGGCGCTTTCAGACTTTTCTAAGTTCATGGGGCTGACTACTTCAGGAATGATGTTAGCGGCAGTTTGGCTGAATAATGACGATGATCCGAAAACCGGTGTAGAGATGGACCCGCGTAGCACAGACTTTATGAAGATTAGATTGGGCAAAAAGCGCGTTGACCCGTGGGGCGGTATGCAACAGCAAATGGTATTCAGCGCAAGAATAATGGCAGATTTGATTGCTGACGTTACACCGCAGTATTCAGATGGAGGCTATAAGGATTACAAAGGAGATATATTGCGCCTGGGAGAAAGTCATAAAGCGCCAACTAAGCAGGAATTGGCATTTAGGGTTGTAGTAAACAAACTTGGTCCGTCTGCCGCTTTGTTCAATAAATACATGAGTTCAAGAATCGGGAAGGACGGCATTCGGATTGACCAATACGGTAAGCCAGTAAGCCTTAAATCTGTAATGGCAGAATCCTCACACCCTATATTTTGGGGAACGGTTGCTGACCTTTACAATGACGACAAAAGCGCGTTAAACGGATTACTTGCATTCTATTCATTCTTTGGTGGTGGCGTAAATATTCAAGAGGACAAGGGTGGCATAGAGGCGATAATGTTAGAGCGTAAAATGCCAACAGTAAAGCGCACCGCAGAGGAAAAGTATATGGCGAAGCAAAAGACTATTCAAACCGAAGAAGGGCTTAAAAAGAAAGCCGAAGAACTTGGTATCGAATATGTTCCGCCTAAGTCCATGCAGAATAAAGGAAAATCTGCTTGGAGAAAATTTTAGGTTTTAAATAGTCTATTATTATTACTTTTGCCATATCTACACATCTACCGTTTAATTATTCTTACAATAACACAAGATGGGAGTTTCATCAACTAACGCAGAAGGAACCAGAACAGTCACAGGTAAATCAACTATTCCTGCTTACGAAACACTTACGGGGACATTAACTACGTCAACTATTACCGATGTTTTGGAATATACAGGCTCTTTGACTGCCCAAGATGTTTTTGGACCCGACTTGCAGAAAGGTTCAGTAGAAAACAATCTCTATGTTTTTGAGAACACCTCTACGCATGGTAGTGTAAGAAAGATTAAAGCGGTTTATACGCCTGATAGTGGCGCTACCTGGTCAATCTTAATTGAATCTGCCTTTGACGCTCCTTTAGCTGCCGAAGATTTAAAAATAGTTACTGCTAATTTGCAGGATTATTCTTTGTTCAATGCCGGTGATGCCGATGGATATTACGATGGCAATGTTTTTATTTCCGGTGCAAGCATTGCAAGAAAGGAAAACACAAATCGCAGACAGGCAGCAAGAAACAGAGAAGCCAAATCTATTGATGCAACAGGAACTTCATTCTTGATTGAAGAGGATAAGTAAATGACTTGCCCGAAAATATGCTACGGGTCTAAGAAACTTGCAAAGAAGTTTATGAAGCTATACAACAAAACTGAAAAGCTCGGCTTAACTGACGTTTACTTTTGCACTATTTGTAGTATGTGGCATACAACTTCCTTAGATAAGGAAAAGAATCGGGAGTATAATAGTAGGAAAGGTCAGTCCTGAATAAGCCTTACGCCTATCTGCCTTACAACCTCAACAGTAACCGCGTTGCCACATAGTTTATATCGCTGCGTCTTTGGAATTTCTTTTGTTACTCCATCGTAGTTGCCGAACTTAGTCCAGTTTTCAGGAAATCCCTGTAATCTTTCGCATTCTATTTCAGTAAGCCTACGGATTTTATTTTCGCTTTGCACAAGATTATCTTTCTGAACACTTGTAAGTGTATTTGTTGTGCCATTAAGATTTGGTTCCAAAAACTGCTCTGTTTTTTCGCCTGACTTTCTGCTCTTTGTGTTGTGTGGATTGCGCCCTCTACTCGCAACTATTACGGCTTGATTTGATTGCGTATCTAAAGTTTGCGCGATTCCTTTACCAACTCTTCCTCTGGGTGTTTTTGAATTAGGGTTTGATAGGTTTACAGAATCACCCTCATTAGCCTCGTCATATCCTTTTTTAGTGTTTGCCTGAATCAGTAAGTCTGCCTTATCTTTCATTATAGCCGGACTAATACCATCGGCATCGTAAACTCTATTCTGCTGATATGGTTGCTTCCCTCCGCTTTCCGTATTGGCGTTTATTTGAATCACAACCTGACCGCTACCATCGTTTCTTGCTCTTGCGGGGATTGTAGGAGTATTGTTCCCGTCATTTTCACGGAATCCTTTGCCGTCTTTATGGGTTCTTAGTGTGCCTGATACTATAAATGTATCATCGGCTTCCATTGCCCCACTTGATTTTAATGTTGATGCACAAGATTTGGTTTGTGACCGTCCTCCGATTGACTTTCCCGCTTCTGAATATACTTTACCATTTTCTCCGATAGGAAATACTCCTCTGAAACTTCTTCCTGCGGTTGCAAGATGTCCGATAAGGTATATCCGCTCTCTATTTTGGGGTAAAAACCATGCTGTATTAAGCAGTTGCCATTCAAGTCTATAACCCCCAATGTTGGCAAAGGCTTGGATGATTCCCCAAAAGTCTGCGCCATCGTTTGAGCTGAACGCTCCTTTAACGTTTTCCCAGATAAAAAAGTCAGGTCTGCATTCTTGGATAAGTCGTATGGCATGGAGAATAAGACTACTTCTTTGTCCGTCCATCCCAAGTCTGTTTCCAGCCAAACTAAAATCCTGGCAAGGACTTCCGAAGGTGATAATATTGGGGCGTTTAAGTTCTGCTCCCCGAACATCTGTAACTGACCCGATTGATTTTGCATTTGGAAAATTGTGTTTATAGTTAGCAATAGCGTGTTTATCTACTTCCGAAAAATAGTGTTCCGAAAAATTAAATCCAGCCTCATGTAATCCTTTGGCGAATCCTCCGATTCCCGAAAAAAGCTCAATTAATACCATTTTGTTCATTTTTTAATTAATAATACTTCCTCCCATACTTCTTCCGGTTATAATTCCTTACCTTTTCAATAGTTCGATAAACCGACATTTCGCACATACCAAATTTAAATCCAAGACTACGAACAGATTCTCCAAGTAAACTACGTTGCGTTATTTCAATTTCTTCTCTTGTAGGAAACTGATTAAACTGTTTTGAGTTGATATATACGCCTGTTGACTTAGCTTCCTTTTGTTTGCGTCTGTTGTAGTAGTTTGGCATGGTTAAAATGGGTCTTCATTAGAATATCTTGTCTGATAAAGGCTATGGTCGCTATCGTCAAATCTATTCCCTTCCCCAATAAACTTAGCCGTTATCCCGCCATTTACTCCTAATCTGTGCTTTGCAATTATGAACTCGGTGCAATTCTCCGTTGAACTGCCGTCCTCAAAAGTTCTTATCCCGTGAATCTCTGGCCTGAAAACGAAAATAATTATATCGGCATCCTGCTCTATTGCTCCGCCATCGCGTAAATCGGAAAGTTGTGGACGCTTAGAATCGCCTGACCGCTTCTCTATTTCTCTTGACATTTGAGAGCCTGCAATTACCGGTATACCCATATCAAGCGCAATATCCTTCAGCGAATTAGAAATAACGGTAATTTGGTCGTTTCTGGACGCTCCTTGAAGATATTTAGGTATAGATGCCCTCTGAATGTAATCGAAGAAAAACGCGCCTATACTCTCTTTCTTTTTCCATGTCTTAGCCACCGACTTCGATATTTCCGGTGTGCATGGTTTATCATAAACGTGAAGCCTGTAATTCGCCATCATTTTTTGGGTTTCCATCACCCTATCCCATTCCTCCGACCTCAAAGTTCCCATTCTTAATTTGTGAACCGGTATATCGGTATTCAGGGATAGTAGTTTTAAATTAAGCTGCTCTAACCTCATTTCAGCACTTACAAACCCAACCGGTATGCCTCTTTTCAAAATAGCGTCAGCAGATTGCAATAGGAATGAAGTCTTACCCTCCCCTGGTCTGCCTGATACTACGATTAAATCGGGGTCAGTCCATCCAAGTATCTTTCTATCCAAAGAATAAAGACCCGTAGGCAATCCGATGATATACTTTTCTTCATTCTGCTTGGACGCGGCCAGTTTCATCTGCTCAATCTGATTGTGTAGGACATTGTAAAAGTCCTGTTGCTGCGATGATTGAATTTCCCTTGTAATGCTATCAATGCCATTTGAAGCAACTTCCACCAACTCAAACGGATCCGTTGTATCTTCGTATGCCAATCGAATAACGTCCGATGATTTTGATATTAACTCCCTTGCTGCCCATTTCTCCTTAACAACCATGGCGTGATATTCAACGTGAGCCGATGAGCCGACTGAATTTGTTAATTGGGAAATGTAATACGGACCGCCTGAAGTATCGCAAGAACCATTTGACTTCAAGTCCTCGGTGACAGTCAGCATAT